TTGCCTTGGATATGCATGGCATTACCCCTGCAATCATGCCAGGTAGAGCAAATGGACTCATGCTGAATGAGATTTTACCCCAAGTAATTACGTCAGATCATCAACGATAATGTGTAGTTTTTTATTTACGAATAAAGAGATAGAGGATCTTGATTATGTAAACCGTTACATGGAGGATCGTGGACCTGATAGCACTAACATTGTAGAAGTTGGTGACTATACTTTCATTCACAATCTTCTTAGTATCAGTGGTGAGTTCACTCCACAACCTTTCCTCAATGAGGAGAGACAGATTGCTTGTGTGTACAACGGAGAGATCTATAATGCCATGGAGCATTACACCTCTGATGGTGAATGTATCATTCCAAAGTATCTACAGCATGGATTTTTCTTTCCAAACATGTTGGATGGTGAATTTGCTATCTGTCTTGTGGATTATGCGAACGAACGTATTGTCCTATCGTCAGATGTGTTTGCCACTAAACCTATTTGGTATGCCATCAATGGAGACAAGATTGGTGTAGCCACTTTTGAGTCTGCTTTACTTGCTCTTGGGTTTACTGATGTCAAGAAGATTCCAGCAAACACTAGGATGCTTCTGGACATGGACACTCTTGAGATTCTGGATCAAGGTTCAGTGTTTAAGTTTGACCTGAGGCAATACAAGACTACCTTTGATGATTGGAACGCTGTGTTTGCAGAGTCTATCCGTAAGAGAACTAAAGGTATTCGCGAGAAGGTCTTCATTGGACTCTCAAGTGGATATGACAGTGGTTCTATTGCATGTGAATTGAGACGACAAGGCATTCCTTATAAGGCATACAGTATCACTGGATCTGAGAATATGCCAGTTCTTTCTGGTAGACATGCTCTTATCGGAGATGAATCTGAGTATGAATTGTTTACTATTGATGAGTATGGTCCTGGTCGCCAATCACTTACCAAGTACTTGATTGATAATGTAGAACCATTCAAGAATACCATTCACTCTAGTTCTAGTGACTATAATGAATATGGTATGGACATCAAAGATGATCATGGTGCAGGAAGTTTAGTTGCTGTCTGTACTATGGCAAAGAGAGACGACAGAAAGATCTATCTCTCTGGTTCTGGAGCAGATGAACTGTTCTCAGACTACGGTTTTGGTGGGACCAAGAAGTATTCTCATAGCAACTTTGGTGGTCTTTTCCCTGACGATCTCTCAACTATCTTCCCTTGGGCATCTTTCTATGGCAGCTCACAAGAAACATACATCGCAAAAGAAGAACACGTTGCAGGGTCTTTTGGTCTTGAAACCAGATACCCGTACCTGGATAAATATGTCGTACAAGAGTTTCTTTCGCTTACTCCTGAGTTAAAGAACTCCAAATATAAATCAGTTCTTTATAATTATCTGATTGAAAATAATTATCCCTTCTGTGAAAACGAAAAAATTGGATTCTGACATGACAGTAACGATTGGAAAAGGCATCCGTGCCGGCAACTATGGTGGATGGAACTTCTCAACGGAAGAGAACTTTCAATTCAGTAATCTTGGAACAAACCTCTATCAACTTGCAAGAGTAGTAGATAAGTGCGGAGAGAATAACGTCTTTGTTGACCTTGGGGTTGACTATGGTGTGTCATCTCTTACCATGACCTATGATTCTGTAGAGAGAAACAATACAGTCTATGGAGTTGATACTCAGTTCAGGCGTCTTGGGTTTGATCTTGGAGAGTATCCTACTTACAAAATAATTCAGGGAGATAGTTCTAGTGTTGGTAAGGCATGGGACACTGAAGAATATGGAACTGTAAAACTTCTTTTCGTTGATTCTATTCATGTTGCTGCTCAGGTTGCATCAGAACTTTATCACTGGTGGGATCACATGGAAGAGGATGGATACATTGTCTTCCACGATACTAACTGGCCAGCAGGAATGCATGACCTTACCTGGGTTCCTGAAGTTAAGGAGAAGGGTATTCAGTGGGATCGCCCTGAGGTTGCAGTTGGTCGCTTCTTTGAAATTACAGAATTATTTGAGAAGTATGGTAATGAAGGATTTACCTATGAAGATGATTACATCTCTGTGCTTCATCGCCCTGAGTCTTGGGGAATGACCACAGTTCACATTAAGAAAAAGAAGAACTACAAAGAGAATATTGACGACTGGTCTGATATTTTTGAGGACAGAAACAGAGTTATTGGTTACTTCCAAAGAGAGAGAGAAGCATTCTACATTGATGATCTGAGTGAGTGATGAAACATTTTCATGTATGCTGCGACGGCAGTTTTGGCAACAGATATAGTGGTCTGATTGGTGGTATTACACTAGCAAGATTGTGTGACCTACCAGTTAAGGTAAGCTGGCCAAGTACAAATATGTGTAGAGCAAGGTTCTATGAACTTTTCTCTGAAGAAAATAATCTTGAGGCATCTGATACAAACATTAGAGAATATTATGTTATTGGTGAACAATATAATCTTCTCTCATGTGACGCATCCTATCTACAGTTCTTTAGAAATCCAGGTAGGATGGAACCTAATAATATGAATGTTGAGTCATTTCGCAATTTCGTAAACTCATCAGACAAACCAGTCTTCTATTACACTCCATTGTTGTATGATTGGATTCCTGAGGAAGAGATTAAGAAAACGATAAGGGAACTTAGATTCAGCGATGATGTTCTTGAAAAGGTTGGAAAATTCCTTGACGAGAATGAACTGCGACAGGGTTACTATGGTATTCACCTGCGTATGACTGACTTTGTTAATATTGAATCGTTTGATGTTGATCATTGGATTCAGACAGTTGCAAAGGCGTCTGATCAGAAATTCTTTGTATGCTCTGATGATCCTGATACAGAGGCAAGGTTCAATGAACTGCCTAATGCGTTCTCTTATCCGAAGCTTCATAAGACTGAGAAGTATATTCCTGAAGGTGAATGGCATCATCCATACACCGATGATGATGGTAGGCACTCTGTATTCAATGTAGAGAGGGGTGCAGAGCACGTTAAGGAAGCAGTCATAGACTTTATCCTGCTTTCCTTGTCCAATCCTTTTGACACGGGCAAACAGAGCACTTTCTTAAGGATGGCAAAACGAGTGGGGACAGCATTGCGATGATTTCTATTGCTATCCCTGCTTATGGTATGAGGGGTCTTGGTTCAAAGTTTCTAACTCAAATGTTTGAGACCATTGACAACCAAACCTACAAAGATGTTGAAGTTGTTGTCTCTGATCATTCAGAAGATCTTGGCATTCTTGATACATGTGATAAGTATTCTGATATTTTTCCTGTCACATACATTAGAAATTTTTATGATAGAGGGAATGGTCCTGCAAACACCAATATTGCATTGAAGCATTGCTCTGGTGACTTGATTAAAATTATGTTTCAGGATGATTTGTTCACTGATGACACCGCATTGGAGAAGATTCATGATCGATTTAATGAAACTGAATGTGCGTGGGTAGTGACTGGATTCTCTCATACGACTGACGGAAAAAACTTTTACAGACCAATGGTTCCGCGTTGGTCTGAGCATCTTTTAGAAGGACAGAACTTTATGGGTGGTCCTTCTATCGTGACATTGAGGAGAGAGTGTCTTGAATACTTTGACCCCGAATGTAAGATGTTAATGGATACCGAGTTTTATCATAGAATGAGATACTTCCACGGTATGCCTGAGATTATTGACGATATTTGTGTTTGTAGTAGAGAGGGTGATTATAGAATTTCATCTAACGCGGAGCTAGATATTATCTGTGAACATCCTGATGGATCTTGGCAGATGAACGCTAAGGAGTTAGAATACGTAACTGAAAAGCACAAGGAGACTAGAGACTATGCTGAGTAATACTACTTTTATTGTGCCACTACGAATCGAATCGTTTGATCGATTGCGAAATGTGGTTGTCAGTTCAATCTATCTCCTTGATAAAACTGACTGCACTCTCATTATCAAAGAGGCAGATTCGGAATCTGCTTTTGAGGCAGCTGCACTTCCTCAGATTCGTGAGTGTGTTGGTGAAGAGAAGTGTAAGCGACTGATTCACGTTTTTGAGAAGAATGATGATCAGTTCTTCCATAGAACTAGACTTCTCAATGACATGGTGATGATGACCAAGACTCCTGTGGTTGTCAATTATGATTGTGATATTCTTCTTCCTCTTGAGTCTTACCAGAAGTGTGAGGAGATGATCCTGAATGGTGAGTGTGATATGGTCTACCCTTATGGCGATGGCAACTGGCAGTATCAGATCTTCACTGATGATGATCTGGTTTCTAGATTTATCAACAATGATTATGACCTGAGTATTCTGCGTGAGAAATCCAGAGTATATGATGCTAAGTATGGTTTCTGTCAGTTTTATTCTACTGAAAAGTATATTGAAGGTGGTTTAGAGAATGAAAACTTTATCGCCTATGGTTATGAAGATAATGAGAGATACCATCGATTCAATAAACTTGGATATAAGGTTGGTAGATATGATGGAAATGTATATCACATGGAGCATGAAAGAACTCCTAATTCCTGGTTCACAAACCCATATATCGAAAACAATAAAAACCTGTATGAGATGATCCTAAAGTTTGACACTCAAGAACTTTTCGATTATTATCAGCAGCAGGAGTACCTCAAAACTCAGAAAGCAAAAATCAAATGATTGGATTTAACAATCTGGGACGAATGGGCAGACTTGCCAATCAGATGTTTCAGTATGCTTCTCTTAAGGGCATTGCAAGTCATCATGGTTATGACTGTATGATTTCATATCATCCCGACTTTGTGGATGATGGTATTGGTAATATGCTTCGCACAGAGTTGTTTGACTCTTTTGATTTGAAAGTCAAGACTGGTATATACCAAGCATCTACTCTTGCTGAGAGGCAGTTTCATTTTGATCAGGAGCTATTTGATAAGTGTCCTGACAATGTGGTCCTACAGGGATACTTTCAAACGGAAAAATACTTCAAGCATATCGAAGAAGAGATTCGCAAAGATTTTACTTTCAAGGATGCTATTCTAAATCCTTGCAAGGAGATGATTGAGTCAGTAAAAAATCCGATCGCTCTTCATGTTCGTCGCACTGATTATGTGACGAACTCTGCCAATCACCCACCATGTACTCTTGATTATTATAAGAGGGCACTGTCTTACTTTGAGACACATCGTAATGTGATTGTTTTCTCTGATGATCCTGCATGGTGCAATGAGCAGGAATTATTTTCTGACGAACGTTTCATGATCTCTGAGAACGATGATAATCGTATTGACTTGTGCTTAATGTCTCTGTGTAATGACTATATCATTGCCAACTCAACTTTCTCTTGGTGGGGAGCATGGCTCTCTGCTAATAAGGATAAGAAAGTGATTGCCCCCCTCCAGTGGTTTGGAACTGGATATACTAAAGACCACGATACAAAAGACGTAACACCCGATGGATGGACACGAATTTAGTAAGATGGACAAGAATAAGTCTGCATATAAACTAGAGGGACTGCCTGCAATTTATTGGTTGAACCTGGATGCCGATGAGAATCGGAGGTTTTACATGGAGGAGCAGTTTAAGTATTGGAACATAGAAAACCATACTAGGATTGCTGGATATGATGCGAGGGAAGATGATCCATCCGAACATCTGAAAGGAAAGGTTCCTGATAACGTTAGTCCTGCTGAGTTAGGATGTTGCATGTCTCACCTAAAAGCAATCAAATATTTCTATGAAGAGACTGATGATGAGTATTGCATGATCTTGGAGGATGATGTAGACTTTTCAACAGTGAAGTATTGGAACTTTACTTGGCGTGAGTTCTTTGGATACCTTCCTTATGATTGGGACTGTGTTCAGATGACCACGATCACCACAGGTGACATTCATGTTAAGTTGCACTTGAAATTTATTAATGATTTCTCTGCTGCTGCTTACTTGATTTCTCGACACCATGCTGCTAAGATACTTAAGAACCATATCCGTGGTGACAAATACAAACTGGATAATGGAGTTGTTCCTAGAGCAGTCTCCGAAGATGTAATTCTGGAAACAGGGAAGACTTACACAATTCCATTGTTTTTGTATAATCTAGACTTTGGTTCTACGATTCATCAAGAACACATTGGAGTTTTCCATCAGGGTCCTCATACTGCTCTTACGAACTATTGGCAACAGCAAGGTGCTAGTGTTAATATTGGAGACTGGATGAATTACGACCCTTATCTTGGTAGGATTACCACACACTCTCAACAGCAGAATGTAGAAAACCTACCAAGTTGACATAATCTTAATGGTTTGTTAGTATAAATACTTAACCTTTTGTCTTATTATAACAAAAGGTAACAACGGGGAGATGTCGATTCCCCTTCATCTGCGGGTAACCATTCCGCAAGTAAATAACGAGGTTCTAAAATGATCAAATCTGTATTCGCAGCAGCTGCTGCTCTGTCCATGTCCGCTGGTGCTGCTTTTGCAGGTCCCTACGTTAACGTAGAGGCAAACTCTGGTTTCACGGGTTCGGATTACTCTGGAACCACCACAGACGCCCATATTGGCTACGCTGGTGATGCTGGTGACGTAGGATATTACGTCCAAGCAGGTCCTAGCATCGTGGCTAATGATGGTGCTGACACCGAGACCGTTTTCTCTGGTAAAGCTGGTGCTTCTGTTGCTGCTACCGAGCGTCTTGACATCTATGGTGAAGTTTCCTTCGCAACTGGCATCGATGATGCTGACAACGGTTACGGCACTAAGGTCGGAGCAACCTTCTCCTTCTGATAGATTGTTAGGAATCCAACATTAACCGATCCTTAAATCTAAATACACGGACTTCTGTTAGAATACGGAAGTCCGTTTTTAATGAGACAAGTAAACATTACAAAGGAATTACAAATGAAAGCAATCGCACTTGCCGCACTGGCAGCATCTGCACTGGCGACACCTGCCCTTGCAGGACCCTACGTAGAGTCCAAGCACGAATTTAAAGGCACTGATGAAGATTACAGCAAGGCTGTACATCAGGCACGGGTTGGTTATGATACCAAAGTTGGCGCTCTCAAGCCTTACATTGAAGGTGGTTTTGGAGTAACATATCCTGAAGATGGTGATCAAACCAATTTTACCGTTCTGGAAGTTGGCACAAAGGTTAAGATTACCGAAAAGTTTGGCGCTTATGGTAAGTGGGAAAACATCTTCCAAGATGAAGATGATACCCGTGACTGGAAAGTCGAAGTCGGCACTAAGTACAAGTTCTGATCAATAATTCAAAAAAGAGGATATTCAAATGAAACTCTCTGCTCTCGCAATGGGTGCTCTGGCACTCACCGCTACTACTCCTGCAATCGCAGGATCCCTGAATGGTGCTGGTGCATCATTCCCCGCTCCAATCTATCAGCGTTGGTTCAAGGACTATGCTGATAAGACTGGCAACCAAGTCAACTACCAAGCAGTTGGATCTGGTGCTGGTGTCCGTCAGTATAAGGCAGGCACTACTGACTTTGGTGCATCTGATAAAGCAGTTTCTGATAGCAAACTTGCTGGTATCTCCCGTCCTATGGTACAAATCCCTATGACTGGTGGTGCAATCGCAGTTGCATACAACAAGCCTGGTTGTGATCTGAAACTGACTCAGATTCAACTTGCTAAGATTGCATACGGAACTATTCAAAATTGGTCTGAAGTTGGATGTGGTTCAGGTAAGATGACTTGGGTTCATCGCTCTGATGGTTCTGGAACCACTGCTGGTTTCACCAACTCTCTGTCCGCATTCTCTCCTTACTGGGATATTCGTGTAGGACGTGGTAAGTCCGTCCGTTGGCCTGGTTCTAATGCCGTTGGTGCTAAGGGCAACTCTGGTATTGCTGGTGTAATTAAGAACACTCCTGGTGCTATTGGTTATCTGAACTATGGTTATGTGAAGGGTTCCTTCCAACAGGCAGCAATCCAGAACAAGGCAGGAAACTATGTCCGTGCTAATGCAGAAACCTCTGCTGCTGGTCTGTCTCAGATCAAACTGGATAGCAAACTGCGTGGAACCGATGCTAACCCTGCCGGTGCTAATGCATTCCCTATCGTTTCTCTGACTTGGATCCTTGCTGAGCCTGGTCACAAGACTGACGATGTAAAAGCAGCACTTCGTTATATGCTAAGTGAAGATGCACAAAGCAAGTCTGACTCTTTGGGTTATGTTCCTCTTCCTGAGGATCTCCGCCAGAAGTCCCTTGCTGCTGTTGAGAGTCTCTGATGAACTGTGATCCCAAGTGGAAGCGGTGGTGTATTGCCTGCTGTTCTTCACAACTATGGTTAGTCCCTGCTGCTCTGCTTGGGGTTCTCATTCTCATTGAGGGTATTCATACTGCTGCTCATCTTAAGATGGAGCAAGATGTTCATGGTTATTGTAAGCAAAATGCAGAACACCAAGAGAACATAGAATTTGCTGACGAGTGGTGAATATAAAAAGAGACCTTGACAGGTCTCTTTTTTTACTATATAATATGTAAAGATTTACAACAACAAGTAAATGACTGTAACAACAGAGGATGGTGGACGCCAAAATTTGTTCGCCCGTGAACCACAGATGTACATTTCCAAGAGTGACGCAGAGCGTTATGGTTATGAAACCTATGCTGAGAGAGCAGAGAAGTTAAATGGACGCACTGCTATGCTTGGATTTGTTGCTGCTATTATCTCTTATGCTACTAGTGGCAGTGTATTTTTCTTTGGCATTTTCGGATTCTGATGACTGAACTATTAACTTATTATGTGATTGCAAGTTTGCTTTTTGTTGGAGCACCAGCAATCTTCTTTATTATTGTATTCATGCCTGCCCTTCAGAACACGAAGGGTAGAATGGTAGGATACAAAGATCACAAAACATATGGAGATTCCTCCATTTACGAGAACACTCCAGGAGATCAAACTAAATTTTACCTTGAACTTCAGGGTAATATATAAGTTAGACAGATCTTTAATATGTCCAATCCAAATGCTCTCTATGAAGACATGGAGAAACTAAATGCCCTATATGAAGAACTCTGTTGGGGGCACGATGATGAACTAGAGTTTCAGATCGAATACCTGAGAGGTAAAGGCAGAATCACTATTAAAAACAAAACACAACAGGAGAAAAACAATGGGATTTAACGAAAAGAATGAAAGATTGAATGGATGGGCAGCAATGCTCGGCATTATTGCAGCATTGGGTTCCTATGCTGTAACTGGACAAATCATTCCAGGTGTATGGTGAACGACTTATTACTCATAGCAGCTTCCATGATAGGAGGGTTTATCTTTGCTGCCCTATTGACTGATGGAAATGTTGATGATGATGACAATGGACCAGGTGGAGGACTAATGCAACCTGTATATACACCTCCAGCTGCTTGACAAATACAACTGAATAACCTACAATTCGGGGGTACTCGCAACCCCCTTTTTAATGTTTGGACGGATCGCTGCCTTCGTTTCCGTAGCACTTATCGGTGCTTCATGTGCCACCAGTGCTGTAGAAGTTGAGACTGAAGTGAATGATGTTGTAAGCATTCCTGTGGAACCCATTCCTGTGGAACCATATGTTCCTACTTGGAAGTGTATTGACTGCACACCCGAAGAACAATATGTCCTTAAACAACTTCAAGACAAAACTAAAATCGCGGATAAAAATGCTCTGGCAACGATACTGGGAAATATTAAACAGGAAAGTAAGTTCCATTCCAACATTTGCGAGGGAGGGGCTAGAGTTCCTTACTCTGATTGTCATCGGGGTGGGTACGGACTTATTCAGTGGACCACTGAGAATCGTTATCTGGGGTTAGGTCTTTTCTGTCAGAAGTATAATTGTGACCCCAGTAGCTTAGAAGGTCAAACTCGTTACATGATTAACGAAGACATCTTCCAGAAGTATCTTCCTATGTTTGAGGGCGGTGGACAAACTGTCCGACAGTATATGGTTCCAGCCTACTACTGGTTAGGATGGGGTATCAAGGGCAATCGAGAAATTTACTCTTATAACTACTCAAAGAAACTGGTGTTGGTATGATTAAGACTCTTACAGACGCTCTCAAGGACATTCTAGGACCCAAATCTGACAAGGTTGAATGTGCTATTGACGAGAATATTATTGATTGTGATAAACTAGAAGCACCTGTTCAAGAGTGTGGTCCTGGACATTTTACCCAAGGGTATGGATCGTATGTTGGTGTCCCTGCCCCTAGAGTCCTTAAAGATGATGAGTGGTTCGGTCCTGCTCCTGTCTCTGATGCCAATCAAGATCATATGGAGCAAGAAACTCACATTAAACAGCAGCAGCACCAAGAAACTTATTCTATTGAACCTGAGGACATTCATCAGGTAATGTATGAAATGGCAACCAAGAGTGGTGCCACAACTGTTCAACTTGATCCCATTGGTGGATCCGAAAACTTTCAAGGCGGTTCAGAAAATGTCCATCGATGATTGGCGCTACAGTGATCAGAAAATGAAGGTTAGAGAGCAAGCACTCAAAGTTTTACTCTCTAAGTTTGGTGGTCAAATGGAGGGAGCACGTCCTAAATACTCCAGTCAATCAATCTATGAGTGTGCTCAAGACTGGGTATCTCAGGGTAACATGCACACTGCGGGTATTGTAAAGTATTACGAGGCTTATTATGCAAAAAGTAATTAACGTTTTGGCAGTTCTATCATTTGTGGGAACTGCTGGTATTATTGGTGGTGGATATTATCTGTATACACAGAAAGATCCTATCATCGGAGGTATGAAAGAAAAAATTATCACGGCAGCAACAGAGGCAATCGCAGAAGCACTTCCTGGTATGTTAGACGCTTCTATGCCTGAACTTCCTAGTGCCACTGGTGGTGCTATTCCTGCTGTTCCCTCTACTACTGGTCCTGCTATTCCCTTCTGATGAAAAAAATTATTATGAGTTTGCTGGCAGCAGCATCAATTGCTGCTCCTGTGCTTGCTGACCCGATCAAACAGGATGAATACTATAGTAATCATTCTATGGGGTGCATGTTACTTAGAGAGTGTACCGATGGAGTCAAACAAGTCTTTAGTCTTCTGGATATTTCTAGTGAGTATCCCAATACTGATGATTTTTATTCTATTGCTAACGAGTTCAACTCTATGCTTGTCTCCCTTAACCAGGTCGGAGTTAACGTGTTTTTAGCAGAAGAAAAATATTTTCCTGTCGGACATCGTGGAGTTTATCATACTGTAGGCAATAACTTCTTCCTCAATAAAACTTTCATGAAGCGTCCTCATGTGCTCATGAGTGTGATGCGTCATGAAGGATGGCACGCTGCTCAGGACTGCATGGCAGGAACGATTGAGAACAACATGATTGCTATTATCATGAATGAGGAAGATGTCCCTATGATCTGGCAGGAGATGGCACGGAGAACATATGCATTCCAACCTGCTGCTATACCCTGGGAGAAAGAAGCAACCTGGGCAGGTAAGACTGAGGGAATGACAATGAAAGCACTGCAGTCTTGTGCTGATGGTACGATGTGGAATGACTATGAACCCACACCTATGACCCGTGAATGGTTGGTTGAAAACGGATACCTTTCTAAATAGAGTTGCCTTGCCACTCTACTAATGGCAGATATCAAGCCCAAAGTAGAGAAGGAAGACCATGGTGAAGATAAAAGTGAAGTTCTTGGTAATTTAGTGAAAGTCGTAGTACTTATTTGGTCTGCCTCTCTTCTCACATTTAGTTACGTTAGACTTCCTAACGGTCAAAAGATTTTAGATTTCGATCCCACATTTATTGCTTCGGTGTTCTCTGGATCTTTAGCTGCCTTCGGTCTCAGTCCTGCTAAGTCGGGTGGTAATGGAAACGGAAATTCAAAACCAGCAAAGAAAGAAGAACCTCCTGTTGCACCTGCTATTGAACCTAAGAGGTAATCATGTCACGTATCAAATGGGCTGCTATTAGTATTGGTGGTGTTGTTGCTGTTGCACACATCGGTGTCTTAGGGCATTTAACTGAACGACCACCCGAACCCGAACCCGAACCTGTTGTTCAGGTCCCTACTATTAACATTCCACATGGTCCGTATACTTCTTACTCGATTACTGCAGGTAAGGAAGGGTATACGATAGAATATAAAGCAAATGATCCTAAAGTATTAGAGTCATCAAGATCCCTTAATCTTGACAAAGACAAGAGAGGTTTTTTTGGTGGTGGATCTGAAAAGAGAAGTGAATATCGTCATGATCAATACACGATGGAAGGCACCCGTAATATGGGAGGTGCTGGAACGCTAGCAGAGGGAAAGTCTGCAAAAGACGTAGAGTGTATCGTGGCGGACGCTGGCGCACGATCTCAAGGTGCGATGGCAGGAACCGCAATTAGCACAGGTCTTCTTGCTCCTGCAGTCATGAACATTCCTTATGTTGGATGGTTGGCAGCGGGATGGGTTAGTCTTCTAGGTCAATCTGCAGGAGAAGCACTTGGGTCTGAAGTTGGGTCCGTATTTAATGATTGCTAATGAACTTATTTTTGAGACCTTTACATGATATAAGTGACCCAACTTGGAGTGTAATTATCTCTATTATAATACTTTTAT